CTAAAAGCCAATCCTAAACGCCAGGGCGGTAAGATATTGCAAGTCAGTGCTGGCGGGCTAGCAGCCAGTATCGCGGCCGACAGTGGTAACTTTTGGGCCACCATCGGCAGCAATAAAATCTATGCCGCCATCCACCAGTTTGGTGGCACCGAAGGCATGCCAGCAGGCCCTGCTGGTATTCCTTCACGACCATATCTTGGTGTGAGCACTGATGATGAGCAATCTATGCTAGGGATCTTGTGGGAGTACTTGTTGTAAAAATTAATAAAGACAGTGGGGGATGCTAACAAGCAAACTCAATGTACTTGTTCAGTATGACGCATATTATATAACAGTAGTATTGTGCTATTAGATATTACTTGCTAAATTTCTTATTGTTCCCCTTTTTTAGGAGGATTTATTAACATCGAAGGAGGTACTTATGTTCGTCGAGTGTTTTTATTTCCCCTAACCATCATGAGAACCGCACACGGGGGAATGAACGAAGGATAGATGTAAATCGAATGGAGTTGGCATGTGGCTGCAAGGCCTTTGGCGGTGTAGGATGAGGTAACTCGTTTGATTATGGATGCCAATTCCGCCCTTCACCCATTTAAGATTTTCAGATTAGTTTTCAAAGTAAAATACGCTACAAAGTTATTTATACGCTAACACCCTCAAACTCGATTTAAGCGACTCAACTATCAACTTGCGATAACGGTTATCTAAAAACCACTTAAACGCTTTAACAAAGATTTAAACGTGTTTTAAACTAGGTTATGCTTGATACTCACAATCGTATTGATTATATGGAGATAACAAATGGGATGTTTATTTTTTTTTGATGAAGCCGTTGAACTTGATAATGAACCAAGAGTGAGATGTACTCCTCAACAAGTTCAAGTTTTGGATAATCATCTGGTACCAGAAATTGTCATTGGCCCGATAGACGATCCACACGAAGGTGTATTTGCGACCTTTAATGATTGGCAGCAGTTTGAACGATTCGTTGATGCTGTTAATGATTTGCATGAACGCTTAAAAAATGGACATTAAAAATAAGCTTTATCTCACCTTTCTTTTGGATTTATATATGATTAGTGCGTTAGTGAATTCATTTAAAAGGTTATTAAATTGAAACTGCCTACCTTTATAACAATAAATAGAAGATTAGTTGAAACGGTTGTTATTATTGTTTTTGCCTTTATCAATATAGCGATAATCGTGGACTGTATTGAAACTAAACATTCATTTCTCAAAACATTGATTGATTTTTCTCAAATTATGGCCGGAGTGGCAGCAATGATTACTGCATATGCTGCATTAAAAGGTGTAAATGCTTGGCAAGAGCAAATTAAATTACCTTCTCAGTATATGTTATTAGTTGAGTGCAAGAATAAAATATTAGCTTTGTTCGATGAAACAAATCGCATGCTAGACTCAACATTTGCATATGGTTATGAAGTCGATAGTGTATACATTAGAAACCATGAGGGAGACAAATTAATAAGAAATAATATTGAAGAATGTCGGTCATTGCACAATCAAATAACAGTTCACTTTTCTTCGGCTAATTTAAAACTAGACTGTGATTTATTTGTAAGTAAGTTATTGAATTTTGAAATTATTGCAAAAGGTTACTTAACTACAATTCAAGCTAAAAATCCGGAAATGGTTCAATATTACAAAGAGAGTACCTCTGAGGACCAGACATTAGATGAATATGATATCAATAAAGAAAATGATCGAAGAGTTAAATATTGGAAAAGGAAAGACTGTTTATCTAATTCTAAAACTAACCTTTTTGTGGCATTAGACAAATTAGAATTATTACTAAAATAATCCCGAAACCTTTCCAATCCGCTAAGTCGCTTCACTCGAACATGATAGGCACTCCAATGTAATTGCGAGTGCCTTTTTTATGTCTTCAACTGCTATCGCTTTAGGCTTTGCCGCCTTAAGCAGCCAACTTAACGCTCACGCTGATGCCGCCTTTTCGGTGGCAGACGATGGATATATTCAGGCGTTGCCTGATGGTCAGTTCGCGTCGGTAGATGGTCGCCCAGAAGATGTAAAAGGCGGTAAATGGTTAATGGATGCGACTGCGTTCGCGGCCTTGCAAGCAAACACCCCTCATCAAGCCGGTGATCTGGTCATTGACTACGAGCACCAAACCCTCAACAAAGAAGCCAATGGCCAGCCCGCACCCGCGGCAGGCTGGTTTAACATCGATGATGTGCAATATCGACAAGGACAAGGCTTGTTTATTAAGCCGCGTTTTACCGATAACGCCACCGCCTTTTTAAGCGCCAAAGAATATAAGTATTTCTCTTTGGTGTTTGGCTACGACAAAGCCACAGGCCGCCCGCAGTTTATTCATTCAGCCGCATTAACCAACCGCCCTGGTGTGGATGGCATGTTGCCATTAGCCCAGCTGTCAGCATTGGCACTCACTCAATTATCGGCAAATAAATTACCGTTAACCCAACCGGAGGGACTCCATGTGAACCCACTATTAAAAAAGTTATTAGCCGCACTCGGTATCGAGTTGGCAGAAGGCGAACAGCTAAGCGACGCGCAACAAACTGAGGCCATGACGCGCTTAGATGATTTGCTCAATGCCGCTGGCAGTGTTGATGGGCTTAAGAAAGACATGGCCGCACTCAGTGCAAAGAATACTGCCATGACTAACGTGTCCGCAGGCCACGTTGATTTAACCCAGTTCGTGCCGGTTGCCACAGTGAATGCCATGCGCGAGCAGCTGGCGGCGCTCAGTGCCCAAAACGGTCAATTAACCATTGAGCAGTCGGTAAAACAAGCGCTGGATGAAGGGCGGATTTTTGCCTACGAGCAAGACTATTTAGTGCAATTGGGTAAGCAACAAGGCATGGCCGCGTTGTCTGCTCGCCTTGATGGTCTGCAACCCATTAATGCTTTAACCACTAAGCAGACCACCACGGTGGATAAGCCAAAAGACAAAACCAATATCGCCGCGTTATCGGCGGATGAAATCAAAATGGCTGATGCCTGGGGCATGTCGCATGACGACTTTGCTAAAGCTATCGCCGCTGATCAGGAGAAAAAATAATGGCTGCAATTAACGCCCCAGTATTAAACGCCCTGCGCACTATGGTGCGTAGTGAGTTTCAAAATGCTTTAGCTAAGACTGAGCCTTTGTATTTAAAAATTGCCTCAGTGGTGCCAAGCAATACTAAGTCCAATACCTACGGTTGGTTAGGCTCAATGCCGACCATGCGCGAATGGATTGGTGCGCGGGTGATCAACTCCATTAAGGAGCATGGTTACTCAATCACCAACAAGACTTTTGAAACCACGATTGGCATTAGTCGTGATGATGTTGAAGACGACACTATTGGCACTTACAAACCTATGGTGCAGGCATTGGCGCAGGAAGGTGAAGAATTTCCTGATGATTTGGTATTTCAATTACTTGCCGATGGTTTTACCACGGCTTGCTATGACAGCCAGAACTTCTTTGACACTGACCATCCTGTTAATCCTCAGCATGACGGCACTGGAGTTGATGTTTCTATAGCCAACATGGTGGCAGATGGTGCCTATACGGGTGAGCCTTGGTTTTTACTCGATACCACGCGTCCATTAAAGCCACTCATCTTCCAGGAGCGACGCAAGCTGGATTTAAACACCCTGTTTAATCCAACCGATCCAGCTGTATGGACTAATAACGAGTTCCAGTTCGGCACGGATATGCGCTGTGAAGCGGGCTTTGGTTTTTGGCAAATGGCCTTTGCTAATAAGCGCACTCTTAACGCAACCAACCTGTGGGACAGCTACGAGAAGATGACGGCCTTCACTCGTGATGGCGGCAAGAAGCTCAAAATTCGCCCGAACTTGTTGGTGGTACCGGCATCACTTGAACAAGCTGCGCGCAAGCTACTAGAGCGCGACTTGATTGACGAAGGCGGTACCACAGTGAATAACGAGCTTAAGGGCAAGTTTGAAATCCTTGTGGTGCCACAGCTGTAAGTACAGGTCAAACGGCATGGATGCAAGGACGCACCTAACCCTTACTTAAATTAGGAGTAACAATGAAATGGCTAAATCTGTATCAACAATTCAAGTCCTTTTGGTTGTCTGTCTTACGGCCAGTGGTTATCGCCGTGCGGGCATGGCTCTCACCAAAGGCGAAAACCATATACCGCTGGCCGAATTATCGGATGAGCAAGTCGCAGCGTTTAAAGCCGATAAGCGCCTTACAGTATCCGTCATTGATATGGCACCAACGGCGGGGAGTGTGGAGCTTTCAAACGGTGATCCGTCACTAGGTGCTGACCTAACGGGTACGCTGACTGGCACTAAAGATGCCAATGGCACCGAGAAAAGCTTAGATCAGCTCACCGCTAAAGAGCTTAAAGAACTGGCAAAAGACATGGAGATCACCGGTGTTAACGCGATGAATAAAACTGACTTAATCAGTGCTATTCAGGCGGTAACCGTCACTTTGCCAGGTGCTAACGAAACCGCTAGCCCAAGCGCTGACACGCCAAGCACAGCCACAAACACAGCGGGTGAATAACCATGGCCCAAGTGATGTATGCCAATACTGACAACATGCTAAGTCGCTTTGGCGAGCAAGACTTAATGTTGCTCACCGAACGCGAAGGCAGTGTGCCAGGACAAATCAATATCGCCGTGCTTGAGCAAGCTTTGCGTGATGCTTCGGCCGAAATTGATGGCTATATCGTGGGCCGTTATACCCTGCCGTTAACGACTGTGCCTGCCGTGCTTGAACGCAACTGCTGCGATATTGCGCGCTACTTTTTGTATGGCGACAAAGCCCCTGAGCAGGTCGAGAAACGCTACAACGCGGTGGTGAAGTACTTAGCCCTGGTTAGCAAAGGCGACATCAGCTTAGGGCTAGCCGATACCGGTGAGGTCGCTAGCCAAAGTGAGCTAGTGGTCAGCATTGACAGCGCGGGCACCGTGTTTGGCCGCAAATCATCTAAAGGGTTTATCTGATGTTTGATATTAAAGATGACTACCTTGCTGCAGGTGACGCACTCACTCAATTACTTGCGCCATTAGTGGCGAGCCAACAGCTTAAAAAGGTCTATCAAGCCAATGAGCTAAGCGATGTTGATGAGCGCAGCCAAATCACCCCCGCTGCCCATGTGTTGTATATGGGCGATGCTATGCCCGATACAGCCCAAGGCGGCAACACCAGTCAGATTAAACAGACCTGGCTTGTGGTACTGGCGTGCCGATTATCGATACACGAACGCCAAGCAGGCGAGCAATTAGTTAGCCTGTTAAACGCCGTGGTCGGTAAGTCAGTTAAGGTAGGCGATCAACTGCTTGGCCCCTTTGTGAGGGTGAATAGCCCCATTAAACCCCGTTTCACTAAGAGCCATGGTTATTACCCCATGGCCGTTACTGTGCAACTGAGATTCAAACCAAGCTAACCCTTTATTAACCTTTTACAACTGAATGAGGAACATTCCTATGAGTGGATTATTAGTTGCCGGCAACTTCTTTGTTGACCGTTTAAATGCCCTAGGGCAATCGACGGGGATCATTGGTCCTATTAACACGACTAAGCTGGCTATCAAAACCGATGCTGACGAAAAAGTGCGCGGCAGTAAAAAGAAAGAAAGCTACGGCCAAGCGTTAAGCGTGGTGAAAATTGCCAAGCCGGTTGAAGTTGAGTGGATGTTTGATGACCAACCCGCAGAGCTTATCGCCATGGCACTGCTTGGTGACACCCAAGTACTCAACAGTGGCAGTGGCAACTTAACTGATGCCCCAGCTGTGTTACCAACTAATCAGCGTTGGTTACAGTTATCTCAACAGAACTTTGCCAGCGTCGGCTTTGATGTCAAAGACGGTGCAACTACCTTAGTACTGGGTACTGATTATGAAGTGAACTACGCCCTTGGTTTAGTGCGCGCCCTAAAAGGTGGCGCTATTGAAGCAGGCGGCGCAGTCACGGTAACCGGTCAGCATAACGCCATTAGCGGTACCCTGGTTCGTGGTGGTATTAATGCCCAGACCCGGGCACGTATTTTTGGTGAAGGCACCAACCTTGAAACGGGTAAGCCGATTAAGCTCGACATCTTTGATGCCAGCTTATCACCCACTGCGGCGCTTGATTTTGCTGCCAGTGAGTTTGTGAGCGCAACACTTGCGGGTAAAGCGCAATTAGTGGCCGGCAAAAATCATCCGTTTGAGTACATCGAAATGGATGCGCCTGCCGCGTAAAGGCTGCACAAGGGCATAGCGGTTTTTCCCCTATGCCCTTTAACGTCTTTTAAACCCTGTTTAAAGGCGTGTTAACCCCCACTTTTTTAGCGTTATAACGAGAGAGCCATGGCTGATAAAACCTTAGAACTCGCCCTGCGTATTGTTGCCGAAGCAACCGGTAAGCAGCACATTGCCGCCTTAGTTGATGAGCTTAAGCGCATCGGCGTTGAGTCGGATGTGGCGAACCCTAAGACGCAGGCATTGGCCGATGAACTCGATGGTGTCAGTGATGCCAGCCAAACCGGTGCTAACCAAGTTGATGAACTTAATCAGCGCCTTGCACCGCTTGATCAACAACTGGACCAGGTAGCCCAAAGCGCCAGCACCACAAGCAAACAAACCGAGCAGCTCACTAATGGCCTTAAGCCCTTAACTAATGAGCTTAATGAGGTTGGCGACAGCAGCCAATCGACTAGCCAAAAAGCCAACACCTTAGCCAATAAGCTTGATGGATTGGCCAATCAGCAAGAACTGATTAACACCTTTAAGCGTTCACGCAACGAGCTTGAACAGCAAGAACTCGCCCTGACGGCCACAGCGCTTGGGCTGCAAGACTTAAAGCAACGTGCTAGCCAAACCGATGCGCCCTTTGTGCAGTTGGCGCGCTCGATTGATGTGGCCGAAAAAGAGCTGGAGCAAATGCAGCGCGAGTTAGCGAAGCAATCGGCCAGCCATACACAGCTGCAAAATGCTTTGTCAAAGTCGGGCATCGATTACAACAACCTCACTACAGCGCAGCGTAAGTTAAGCAGCGAATTTGACAGCACTGGCCGTAAAGTCGATAAGTTTGCCAAAGACTTAGACAAAGGCAATAACAGTGCCCGCGAACATGCCAACTCATTACGCGGTGTCATTGGCCAAGTCACTGCATTAGCCGGTGCGTATTTAGGCTTTGATCGTGTTGCTCAAGCGGTTAAGGATATCTTTAGCACTGGTGATAAATTTGAACGCTTGGGCGTGCAAATGAACTCGGTGATGGGCAGTTTTGAATCGGGCAAACAAGCCACCGCTTGGGTAAAGCAATTTGCCATCGATGTGCCGTTGCAACTAAACGAAGTTAACCAAGCCTTTGTTAAAGCCAAAGCCTTTGGTCTTGATCCCATGAACGGCACCATGAAGGCCATTGTGGATCAAGCCTTTAAACTCGGTGGTGGTTTTCAAGAAGTTGAGGGGATCACCCTTGCGCTTGGTCAAGCCTGGGCAAAACAAAAGCTCCAGGGCGAAGAGATCCTGCAGCTGATTGAGCGCGGTGTACCCGTTTGGGACATGCTGGCTAAAGTCACAGGTAAGAACAGCCAAGAGCTACAAAAACTCAGTGAGCAAGGCAAGCTTGGTCGCGATGTGATTAAAAGCTTAATTGATGAAATGGGCCGCGCCAGCCAAGGTAGCGCGGCTGCTCAAATGGCTTTACTCAGTGGCCAAGTGTCAAACCTTAAAGATAATCTGACATCCTTTTATGATCTGGTTGCTCAGTCCGGTGCGCTTGATTGGCTTAAGGGGCAGATAAGTGATCTTAACCTTGAGTTTGGAGCTATGGCCGCAGATGGCCGTTTAAAAGAATGGGCACAACAAGTCAGTGACACGATTGTGACTATTGGCTCAGCGGTGCAAGACGGCGCGGCCATGTTGTACCACTTCCGCGATGAAATAGGCTTTGTTGCTAAGGCGTGGTTAGCCTTAAAAGTGGGTGGCTATTTTAGTGATGTGATCGTCGGTGCCAATGCCGCCATTGGAGTAATGCGCCTTTATACAGGGTCAATCGTTGGCACTACCGCGGCGAGTGAAACCGCGGCATTAGCCGCTGGCAAACTTAAAACCGCTTTGGCCGCAGCAGCTAGAGCTGGTTTGTATTTGGCATTAATCAGCGAGTTAATCGAAGTTGCTCGGGTATACCAAGAGTTATTGATTGCTGAAGATGCATTAGCAAAATCAAAACGCGCAGCGGCCGCTAGCACCAAACAGTTGGAATATTCACTTAGGGATCTTAGTGAGCAAACTGGCGTTGCCTTTACCACAATGGCTGAGTTCAACAAGGCCGTGGACGATGGCAAACTGATTTATGACGATGCAACCGGCAAATGGAAGAACGCCGCCAAAGCCATGGTTGAAGTTAAACAAGCTGCCGTTGAGGTGGTTGAGCCACTTAAGTTAACGACTGAGCAGGCGCTTAAACTGACTCAGCAACTCACTGAACAAGCCACATCACTCGATAATATTAAAGGTGGGATTGGTGGGTTTATTCGCCTACTGGATTCGGCTATTGTCACCTTTCAAGCAGCGGGTGAAGAGTATGCAGGCCATGTTGAAGTGCTTAATCAGCTTAAGGTTAAGTATGAAGAGCAACAACAGTATCTTAATGCCACGGCCAAAGGTACAGCTGCACTTGAGCAAGCTTATAAAGACTTGGGGCTAACCAGTACTAAGTCGTTGCAAGACACTGCCGATAAATCGAAAGCCGCATTTGAGCTTATTCGCGATAACAAAGAACCCATAGATCAAGTCCGTGATGCGTTTATCAATTGGGCTAAAGCAGCCATAGTAGCCGCCGAGGCGACGGGTAAAACCGTGCCTGATTCGATGAGAGCCCAAGCCGCTGCGTTGCAATTAAGTGATGAATATCAAAAGCTGACGGATAAATCGAAGCGTTATAGCGATGGACTGCAAGATGGCATCACGCCTGCCCACCAGAAACTAACCAAAGATATTAAACAAACCACTGAATCATTAGCGAAGAATCGCGCCGCATTAAGTGGGAGTACTGATGCCAATACCACTAATAGTGCGGCAATAGTTGAGCTTGATAAAAACACCAAAAAATTAAAAGAACAAACCGAAAAGCTTAATGAAGTTAAGAAACTTGAGATTGCTAATTATCAAGAGCTTAAAGGTAAGTATGCGGCCGTTACAGAGGATATGCGCCGCCTCGATGACAGTTATAAAAATGGGGCGATTAGTTCCGCTGAGTATTTTCGTCAAAAAGAGCGCTTGGTAGATATTCTCAATGTGCTGCAAAGCTTAATGGGTGATGTGCCTGATGGCATAGACGACTTAAGTGACAGTGAACAAGATGTCGCTGATGAAGCTGGCAAAACCAATAAAACCCTAGCACAACAAAAAGAAGAACTTGAAGCATTAGAAGAGGCCACTGGCCGAGCGACTGAATATGTAAACCTTTATGCTAGTGCGTTTGCACACTTGAATAAGCAATTTGATTTTAGCGAAGACAGCAGTGAAAAACTTGCTGCTCGCGTTGATGAGCTTACTGTGAGTATTTTGCGTAATCAGCGGGTGAATACTGCCTTTTGGAATGTACTTGCCAAGGTCAGTAATCAAGGCTTTGTGCGCGAAAGGCAGTTAATTAATGAAACGCTATTGCTACGTAAATGGACTAATGAACTTGATAGCGCCAGCATTACACTGGAACGCGTTAATCAGATTAGTCGCGATGCTAAGTTTACGATACGTGAACTGGGTGATGAAGGGCTTAAGCCGCTGCAAGCTGCCATTGATGCTACCCGTGATCGAATTCTTGGTTTACGTGATGATATCAATACGACTTTGGGTAGCTTAAAAGATGAAATGGATCAGCTTAATAACAATCAAGCTGATATTGAAAAACGCCGCTATGAGCAGCAA